CGAGTGCCCAGGCTGTAAGATGTACAGCGATCAAAAGGTGATTCGTTCTGAGCGAAATTCAAAATTTATAACAATTCGCAGAAGGCTTTGTTATGAGTGTGGACACAAATGGTTTACGATTCAATATCCAGAAATGATAGTGCCTGACATACAGGCTCGTTACGCATCTCGTGAATGACGCTTTGTTATATGTCTATACTTCATGTGCATATAGAACTGTTCTAACCACCATCTAAGTTTGTAAATTCCTGTACTCTTTTTTGTCTTGGTTTGTAGTACAGCTAATGTTGCTTCTAGTTCTATTACCTTCATCATGGCTTTAGATAAGACTGCTTCAGCCCTGGCATGGTTTTTCATCATGTCTATACAGAAGGCTTTTAGTCTGTCTGTATCTTCGCAAGCCATCACTTCTCTACATCGAAGTTCTATGGCTAGTTCAGCTTCGGGTGGTAATTCCGTATGAATCATTTTTAAAAAGCCGTCATCTTTCATATCATTGAAGATTAGTGGTAGAACCTGGGTACATTCTGGCTTCAATAAAACTTACCGCTTGGTCATCTAATGTATTGTCTGTTTGCTTGGCTATTGCTTTTAACAAATCAATAATTAACCTCTTCATTGCCTTAGATTTTATAAATACAAGAAGAATAGGTTTTAGGATTTTTACCATCGTTTTTATGTGTTACTTCCCAAACATAGCTCTTTTGCTAGTATTAGACAAGAATCTTAACTTTTATGGCTGAAGAGAAGAAGAAGAATCCCTTTCAAAAACTTAAGGAAGGTTTAGACGATAAAGAGGAACAACTGGCGATTATCAGCTTGTTTGTCAGATTAGGTGTTGTTGTTTGGAGTGGTTTTATAGTTACACTTAACTACATATCAATTCCAGGTTATAGCTCAGAACCTAAAGACATCACGTTCCCTGCTTCGCTCCTGACGGGAGCACTCGCAACATTCGGGCTAGAGGGATCTAAGAAAAGTAGTAAGAAAGACGACAAGGTTGCTATGGAAGAAGGTATGATTCAAACTATAAGGGTAGTGACTCCAATCAAAATTGAGGGAGCAGAAGTAATCGACCCTAAACCTAAAAAATGAAAAAGCTACTTCCGTTTTTATTTCTTGTATCTGCACCAGCTTATGCGGACATGACTAATTCCATATCATCTAGTGTAAAATTTGAATCTTTATCGGCTGCAAGTACAGCAGATAAGATCGGATCTAGTTACAGCATCTCAGGTAACAATATAACAACTGTGGACTCAAATTCAGCATCTACGCTAGGTGGCTTTGGATCTGTGACTAATGGCGTACCAGCAGTAACTTTTCCTTCCGCTACGCAAGCAACTAGTGGTGAAGCGTTTAGTTTTACTACTAGCTATCTAGAAGGTGATGCCACACCAGGTAGTGCTATCACAGTAGGTACAGTTCCAAACTTTTCGGATTTAACATCTACAAGTGCAGGAAGTGTAGGAACAGCAGCAGTAGCACTAGATAATCACAATATTACAATGACACCTGGAACTGGAACAGGTATCGTAATAACAGGTCAGTTTGTCGTTGATCTTACTATCGAATGAGGAGGCTACTTCTTCTTGGCTTTGT